TTTTCCTAACCCATACTGCGGTTTGAAGAGTACGTAGATTCTCGGCGAATCGCTCACTAAGTTGAAGCACGAATAAAACCTCCACGACGAATAGTCGTAAAGAAAAACTTCGTACTTTGCTCATTAGCAACTAATTCGTCGAACGAGACTAGCCTATAGCTAGCCCCGTGGAAGGCGCTCCCCCCTTCCGTTCTGGGTCATATATTTATATCATATCCGTGATAACGCATTGAAGTCGCGGTAGACAACGCTTTCGGCAAAGAAAACCTGATGTCTTTTGAGAAACTGAAAACCTGTTACTTAACCTGGTTCTTTCTGTCTCTCGACTTAACCTCATCGGCTACAACTCTCTCAGGATTTTGACTCTATTCGGTGGTGTCTCGAAAAGTTATCCACGCTATAGAGATCCCTACAGAGTTGTAGCAAATCCACTCGTTCTTAAGTGAATTCCCGTCTTTTAACCTCATTTCGGTAGGAGGGGCTTTACGGCGTGTTGTCGCGCGTAAAAATTTGGTAAAAATAAAAGGGCTGAAGCCCGTTGAAGAAGAAAAAGTTCATATCTTCTCCCGCAGAACAGTAAGACCTGATGAAAATCTCCTCTTCTGCTGTGGTGTTGGCCGGCACCAGAGTTGCAAACTCAAAACTTGGTTTGGTCACGTTGGTTGTAAAATCTTCTTGCAACAGTGTAAAATCAAATCTGTTACGCGAATAATAAGGAACCTCGACACTTTGCAACGGATTCACATTGGTATTACCTATGTGCATTCCATATGCAGTTGGTCGAGTCTCCCTGTTCAAATAACCAACTTGAACAGCGTTATTGTTTGATGCATCTGCTGATGCCGTCGTGTTCGTATATGCCGTAAAAGGTATTCTTGACATATGATAAGAAACGGAACTGTATCGTTCTCCCGCTCCTCCCTGAACATGTAGTGGTGAAGTATCAAAAGTCCATCGGACTGATCCTCTCCATGCCAAAAACATTCTTGCTACATAGTTCAGCATTGTTGTTGCCGCTGGCACCAAAATGTCACCACTGCTTCCATATGTTAGCAGGGCTGTACTTGTTATTGGTGCCGGTCCTGTATACTTTCCTCCGAACATAGGAAAGAGTCCACGGCGAATTTGCACCCACTGAGTTTCAGCTGTCTGAGGGAATAAAGTCACCTCAGCTAAATAATCTCGTTTCAACAACTGGCGAAATGATCCTACAATCTCTCCAAAGAACAATTTGTTCACATCTGGATCCTCGATTTGAGTCATTGCCATATTGTCAATCGTTGGTGGGTCACTCACTGGATCTTCACAGCAATCCATATCGTTCTCCATTTCTTCACCCATTTCTGGAGTGTTGGAGACATCAGGACGGAAATGTACAAGAGACACTGTGTCTGATGGCTGTGCTACTTCAAAGTCGTCTAACATAGATACAAATACATTGACTTGAATGTTCGCAACAGTTGCACCAGGAATAGTTAGTGCATTCAAAACATGTACACTCAAAACTCCGTTCCCGTCGAGACCAGACACCACTGTTGAATTATCAGTGACAAAAGTGTCGGTCCCAGGTAAGAGGGTCGGTGCCCAAGAATACTCTTGTGCCCAACCCACATCAACTGTGAAGTCTTTCTCACTTGCAATATCGTGAATTGTGATATAGTGAGTGTTGAAGTTGGGTGTGAGTTGCCCAGCTTCAGGATCGTAAACGACCCGTATTCTGCCTTTGTGATATTCAGAAGCCACAATTTGAAATCGAAACCTCATTGTACCACGCCAAAAAGAAAAAGGCAAGGCAGCAGCGGCACACGCAGGAAAATGAAACATCTGCGGGCCAGTTGTGGATTCGTACCTGTGCACACTTGGAGATACCAAGCACTGGAAAAGAGAAGTCTCTGGAGCATCTCCCACTTCCCATGTGAAAGATGTCAAATAACTCTCTCTACCTGCAATTCCCTTTATGGACAATTCATCCATAGCAGATATTCCAGTAGTTTCGGGGTCAATAGTTATTTCTTGTTTACTATCGACAGTCAATTTTTGTGCAGGATATTTGTTATCCACGGTTGCTAGTGAAGGCCTAACTAATGGCATCATCGCACTGTAAGAAAGTTCATTAGGTGATGAAAAACCAAATAATTTGGCAACAGCTGCCGTTGCTCCAACTCCAATTTCTGTGGCACGCGCAAACCTCCCAATCCAAGGGAGTTGCGTCAATTTGGAAGCAACATTTGCTATTGTACTAGCTGGTCGTGAAACTACACCGTCTTCATGTTCATCCATTTCGGGTTCGTTCCACATCTCTGGTATATTCCCACAAGGAATAGCGTATTTCACATCCTCAGCCCATCCCATAACTGTGATATTCAAGGGATCAGTAGCGCCGTTTGCGTTCTGCAAGTTGTTCAAACTCATTAGAACTATACGGCCCATACGTCTCCAATCATTGTTTGGGATACTGAAGGCATTCTTGTGGTAGAAAAATGGGAGTTCCAGAGAACCTCCCTCACTTGTTGTTGGATTGATGTATATATGCATACGTTGTGAAAGTCTGACAAGATCCTCATCAATATACGGTGTCCTCGAGTTCGTTATGGACGTGTCATCGTAAAAGTCTAGCGGTTCATAAGCTGCAATAGCTCGTCCATAATAGAAAGCATTTCCATTGATTAAAATCTTGATATGCATTTTGCACTTCAACAAGTAATAGTGCTTGATCTTCTCCTCATTTCGTAAATTCTCCCAGAAAATTGTCCATGGGTCGAATGTGTCAAAGAGAGCAGAATTTACATCCCATTCTGTCTCATACAATTTGATAGGTCTTGAAAAGAAGTTCGACAACTGTGTATCACTCATGAAACCTAAATCTCTAGTGTGATCACTCACGTGTCCACGCGAGTCCATCTGACCGGGCTGGTTGTCTTTGAATGAAGCATTTTGCGTACCGATTTCGGCGTCTGCAGCCGCTCCAAAGCTGAAGATCTTATGTGATGTGTTTGTTGATGAAGTAGACAAATACTTTTCCAGGTTTGCTTGCCTAAGCGCACCATTGAGCATCGTCGTGAAGAGCCTGAAAGTACATTGCTCAAATGTCGATCGGTAACCAACAACACAACGGCCTTTTGCTTTGCAATTTCTGCAGCGAGAGGTTACTCGCCCCGGCTTTTATTACGTCCTCCGGCAGGACGTTGCTGAAGAGTTAGCAAAACTGGGAGTACTTGTACTCCCAGTTCGCTATTCTATACTCATAGTCGTAGTGCAAGTGTTCGGTCATAACATTGTTATCCATTGCACACTTCTTGAGTTTCTCGCGCAACTCTTCATAGAATTCCTTGCCATGTAAGAAAGCTTCTGTCAACATAGACTGGATACTTGCAACAGCGAGGTCCTCCAGTTCTCCGGATCCTGAGCTCATGTGTCCCATTTTCCAGATGGACTCTTTATCCAGAGCCCCGACTCTTCGTCCAAGTGCTTCATGATAGACACTTCTACGCTTGAGGAAATCAACCTCATTCTTGGGTACGGTTTCCGCAGGGTCACCGCTTTTCTTAGCGTCAGTAATCTTCATATTGATAGAACTGAAGTAGTCAAATTTGGCGGAGAAACCTGTTAGCTCCCGGACATCTGGCTTGGAACCAGAGCATCCATCGTCTCCATAAGTAATGATGTGTTCGTAGAATCGGAATTCTCGCATTGCAGCAAGTTTTTCCTTCGACCATTTTCTAGACGCATTCCAATGAAAAGAGACACGCTGGTGAAGCGAATTCTCTAGGCTATTGCCATAAACAGTCATGGTGTTACCAGAACACCATAAGTACATCCAAATTACGGTTCCATTCCAATTCACGATTGGGTTTCGCATTTCTTCGGCAAGAACTTCCATGAGTTTCAAATCCTCTTGAGAATAACCCATGAACTCTGCCATCCGAATCATTAATTTCAATGATGCAATCATCACATCAGGTGATCTTTTCAGATCATACTTGCTATAATCCCAATCAACCAAGTGATCATCGCAAGCGAGTTCTTCGAGATGGGTCACAACCGTTTCCCACTCAGGTCCAGCACAATTCAAACCAACCATACATTCCGTTGTTACTGGGTGTCGTGAAATGAATTCAGCAATAGGTAAGAAATATTGTCTGCAAACCATCGCAAACAAACATTCAAGGATATAGAAAATCCTCACTTTCTCACTGTCTTCAGCTACAACTTCATCTTTCAAACAAGTCCTCACATAAATACCATAGGACTCTTGATTACGGAATTTGTTAAGCATGAGTTCCAAATGGTCCTCAGCAAGTTTGGTCAACTTGTACCTTTTTCTGCCATCATCATAGGGATCAATCCTTTCGAAAAGTCCACTTTGTTCCTTTGTCCCTGATGGAATACCGGCAGCAGTATCCATCTTGAATTCGCCCATATAGAGACCAGAAGGGACTCCATTGATAGCCTCATCGATCGTCAATTTCCTACAAAGTTCAGGATGGCGCTCTTTATGAGTTCTCAATTTTGGAAAAATCTGGTTCCAATAGTCATTCACAGCCCATTTCAAAGATTTGGGTGGCACCTCCCAAGAACCTTCAGCTACAAACTTCAAGGCCTTGTTATGATGCACCCATGGCTGTTTCATATCAGGTGCTTTCCATCTGCAAGGTTCATTGCAGTGTTTCTCAATACTCTCACTAAGAAGTCCACGTCGCACACGTGATCTGTACTTGGGTAAGTTCAGATCGTGACCTAACACCTCCATGCAAGGATAAGGATCCATTTCACCTTCATTAAACATAATTGTTTTCGGGTGAGGCCCTTTTCCTGGCACAAGGTTGAGACCTAGGCGAGTCGTGCACAGAGTTCCCATTTCAGCTTTGTTGTCTAGGACACTCGGCAATTTCAATAACTGCTGTAGTGCTTCATCATAATCTGAATATAGAATCTCTTGAGCAAAACCCCTCCTGGAAGTCATGTTCAGTGGTCTGCCGGAGAGATGGAAACCAAGGATAGCTCCGTCTCGGCGATCAGCAAGTACAATCGATCCGCAAAAACCTTCTTTTGTGACTCGAGAGACATATCCCAAACCTCTACCATATGAATGGCTACAAGAGGTAACATCGGGTTGATACTCTGCGTTCAAAATTTCACGATTAGGTTTGCCATCTTCCAAATACACAAGTCTGCTCCTGAAAGAGCCTTCACCTGTGTGTCTAGGAAGAAGATAATCAACTTTCCTTGCAATTTGTGGTGCTTTAGTGACATAAAGGAGCACCATATCCTTTTTCCCAATGCGCACCGTATTTTCTGGATACGCACGACATTTGTGCTTAACGCCATTGGTGCACATCTCCAAATCCAAGCTTTCCAACATCTCTTCGCCTTTCACGTCCTTCTTGAAGAAGTGGCGAGAAAGCATAAGAACACCTTTCTGGGTGTAGAGGCCAAAGACCTTTCTACGTTTACCGTTTACAACCGCTTCCACAGATGTCATGTTGCGAGTGACAATGTTCTCAATTTCATTGGAAGAAGAATTCTTACTGTCCTGGGGTTCAGGGACAGTTCGATTGAATCCAATATTGAAATAATCACTCCAACTAGATTTCTGCACATCGCGGTCAATTTCGGTACCAGATTCTGGTGATGATCTGATGTTGTTCCACAATACCAATCCTGCAACAATAGCACCGACTACTCCCACTGCCGTGGGAATCATTGAGTTGTATTCTGTCGGATGCCTGAGCATAGCATTATAGACTTGTTTCTGGAAACCCTTGTCCGATCGACACCTGTCTTGCAACTGACGATAGCGCTTGCGAAAACCGAGCGCTCTTCGTATCCACATCAGCAAAAACGATATGATGAATGTGGAGCAACCAAGTATCAAAGGAAATTGCCACCAAGACATACGTCTAACCCAAACCATTCGTGTGATTTTTCTCTGGTATTGGAAAGTGAAAGCTGGGAAATAAATCCGTCCAGCCACTTCCATAAGCGTGTAGGAGATTAATCTCACCCATGAATATGATCCAACATCAAGTGCAAAAGGACCATATTCTGCTAGGTAATACCCTTTCTCCATATCTTTGAGAATCTCATATTGCATAGGTGCTGGGTTAGTAGCATTGTAAATGTTCCAGTCATGCACGCGAAAATCAGTTCCAATGGCATCATAGAATGTTGCCTTACTGTGTACATAACTTGAATATGCTGGAAAAGGATAATAGTAGTAGAAACTGAAAGAGGGTTTCACCTCTGTCACAACTTGTCTTTGAAAAGCAGATCGCAATCCTTTGTGGGCACAGTATCCATTGAAGGCAAAAGCCAACAAGAACACAATAACTCCAAGTGTGAATGCTCTTCTCAAATAATAAGTCAAAGGCATGAACATTTGCTTCTCTGCAGCCAAAAGTGTAATGAATTGTTCCTTTCGCTTGCCCCAAAAAGATTTGGTACCATCGGCTCTTGTCTCCCATGATTCGGGAGTCAAGCTCAAAATTGATGTTCCAATCTTGTCTGGGATGTAGCTAAGTTCTTCAACAAGATCTTCATACATGACCTTTGAGACAGCATTGTCAATAGACCATATCCAAGCCATTTTCGTGAAAGGGTTAATCCATGGAGAAATAGCACTCCACGCCAGCGAACTAGCAGTGGAGGTAGCAACCCCAAGGATTCCCATCTCAGCTTCGTTTTCTTCAGCTTCCTCTTCGAGCACCGTCTCACAATACTTGCACTTACTCACACCATCTTCGGCAAAGAATACACAAGGTTTACCTTTACCTTCCATTTGGGTTCGTTTTTCACAAGGATTTGCGAGAGTCATGACGGAAGCAGTCTCCTGTCCGAGCTTTTGTGGTGTGGTCACATATGTCTTGTCATCGACACACACGCAAAATTGAGCAACATTTTTGCAAACCAGACATCCGGTAGCTTTTGCTTCTTGTCGTCGTTTTTCGAGCAGATCTTGCTCCTCATAATGTTTGATACACGCGGCACGAATAAAAGACAACATTTCTCTGGTGTTGAGATCTTTAGTTTTCTTTCCGTTATGCGTGAAGTACACTATTTCTTCGCGATCTGTCTCGTCGAACACGATTTCGTAGATATCAAAAATGTGATAGTCATTTGTACCATCAGCTTTGCTCGAGTCAAATCGACCAAATTCATCCGCATACTGAGGTAAAACCCTCATAGCAATGATATGGTAACGTCGAGCCCAGGCTCCTTGAGTTTGAGCCACATTTCTGAAGGGCAGACTCTTATTACCCGTTGAAAGAATGAAAATTCCTTGGAAAGTGACACGAGACTTATCCTCCAAACTGGATCTGTTCGGATGGAATGGTACTGGATCAACCAAAGCCAAAGACGTGTTGTAAGCATTTTCCACGGACTTCGCATGAACTTCCTTCACGGGCAAAGTTTCATTGATGGTAATGGTTTGAGTGGTGTTCTCAATCTCATCCTGATAAGCAGCCAGAAGATTCAGCTGAGCATTGTCCTCTGGACGGTATGGCACTCCGCGCGCCAAACAGGCTTGTTCAAGGATGAGTGGTGCAATAGTGGACTTCCCAACTTTAGGCGGTCCTACCAAATGGTAAGCTTTTGCGACCTTCACCTGATCCACTTTACGGACGAAATCTCTCACGTCATTGAGTAGAGTCAACGCGTCCCTCACCAAAGATGAGGAACTCAAAGTAAACGCTGCACTCTTCTGAACTTGAACGTATTTCATCAAAGTTTCATGGATCTTTTCCACTTCTACGAGCATGAGTTGACGTTCTTCAGAGGTTGAAGTTTCTCGCTTCATCTCATGAAATCTCTTCTGCCAATGGTACAATCTTTCATGGCATTTCGTCAAAGTTTTGGAGCTCATCATCATAGGTTCTAAACTCCCTTCCTGGATACATGCCATACCAACTGTAGACATCCAATTATAGAGCTTGATTCCATGATCAATGAGATCCATGCCGTCGATTTCTTCGGCATTGGCATACTCCATCATTTTCTCG